GTTACAGTACGTGCACGCTGACCGCGTTTGCCTACAACGGTGCGAATGCCAGCGACAACACGGGTGCGTGACCAGCCCGTGCCGTCGCGGCCCTTAATCATGTTGCCGTTAACCATGCGCGACAATGGCGTTTTAACAGGGATAAACGAGCGCGCAGCATTGACAAGTCGAGTGCCAGCGCCAGCCTGAATGTCTTTAGTTATCTGCCGGCGTAACGTGCGGTCTACTTTGTTTATTTCAGCTAGTGCCTCTTGAATGCCATATACCTGATAACTAGCGCTGGTGGGCATTTTGTTTGCGCTGCCTTTCAAGTATGTCTATGACGGTGGCGAGGTCTGGTAACTCAAAGTCTACACTTGGGGGCCACCAGCCCGTGTGCAATAGCAGTTCGGCTAGTTGTCGCCGGACGGTGCCGGCTCTGTAAAACTTTGTGGCTCGCTGTCTACGACTTCTAACAGCTCAATGGTGTTAATGAATGCGTCGAGTGTGGCGGGCACCACGATGCCAGCGCGTTGGCTTGCGTCGTATGCCATGAACGCTAAATCTTCCATGCCTACGCCTGCGCCTAGGTCACTGGCGCGACGCTTGAAGCGCCTTTCCCATGCGACAATGACCGCGAGGCTAGTGACAACCTCGTAGGCGTTTTCGTTTTGGCGTTGAACTTTGAGCCGTAATTGCATGTCGGGCTACCTTTCGGGTTAAGTGATTAAGCGACGGCGACGCTGTAAACGCCACCGGTAAAAGTAATGTCGATGGTATCGAGCGCGCCGAGTTGACCGTTGACAAGTGGCAACGTTTCAAGATACGCACCAGTGAGGGTGTGTTCTGGGTTCGTTGCCGAGGTCGTACCAGTTGTTGGCTTAATTTTTACTGTGGTTTGGGTGCCAACAAGAGTCGACAAAGTGGCGTAGGTCTCTGTCAGCGCGTAAGAGTTGTAAAGCGTGATGGTTAGCGAGTTGTTAGACAGGCCCGACGTGTAAACGCGTGAGGTTGAACCAAAAGCAGTGGACTCTAAAGCCTCGATGACGCGTGTGAACACGGCGCTGGTTGCTTGGTCTGATAGGTCTACCGCGTTAACGGTTACTACTGGGTTTGAAAGATATGTGCTAGTTGGCATGGTGTTTAGTCCTCGCTTGGTTCTTGTTCTGTTTTAGCAGGTTTTGGGTCGGTTTTGGTGGACGTTTCGGTAAGGAAACCGCCAGCGATAAGCGCTAACACGTTAACGCCGTCTTTTTCAGCTGCGGCAGCGTCAAAGAAATCGCCAATCTTGCCTAAACGTTCGCTTGAAATCTTAAACATAGTTAGCCTTTCACGCTGTCTGTGCTTGCATTGTAATGGTCAAATCGTATGCCGGATAGTCCGCGCCGCCTATCATGGCGATAGTTGGCCGTCCGTCCGTCAACCCAACATTAGCGCCAAGTACCTTGCTGGCGAGGTTTAGTAACGAGCGTTGCGCGTCGAGGTTGTTTGGCCCCAGGGTAATGACGCGCACAGGAAAAATCATCTTGACGATGTTGTAGTTAAACGCCTCGAATGTTGGCGCGTCAATAAACGCACATGGCGGTACGAGGTTGCGCGGGTCGTTGACCACTTGCAGGCCCGTGATGGTGCCAAGTTTGGTAGTGAGGTCGTCTAGAGCCTCGTTAAACAGGTCTGTGAACGCCGTAGGCATGCGCTATGCCACTTGCGGTCTGTCAATGCCAAGCAACTGCTTGATGATGCCTGAGAGACCAGTAACGGATACTGCGCCCCCATCTCCAAAACTAGAAAATTGGTCAATGCTGCCACGCTGCCTATACAGCATTCCCCCATATTGGATACAGCCTAAGGCTACGTCACCACTTGGGACCGTGGTTAAAGAATCGACATAGCCAGCCTCTTGCCGGCGGCGGTAACAGAATGCGTTTGCAGCTGATGCGCACTGAGTTAGGAAAGTTGTATCGGCAACGGTTGCTGTGCCGATGCCTAACCAGTCCTCGATGTTTGCAGCGGTAATCCATGTACACGTTTGGGTGTATGTGACTGTGCCGGTCGCAGCTGTGCGCGTTAAATCTGTGCCAGTGCGTGCGTAGAGCACTTGGTTTTCTATGGCTACGTTGTAGTCATAAACCAAATCGCCCTCAGCGTCAGTGCCGATATACAAATACTCTGGTAACGCGTACACGGTGTACGTGCCGTTGAATGTTGCGTCAACGGCCGCCACTGTGATGCTTTGACCTACAGCAATTTCGTTGCTGGTGAGCAGTTGTAACACTGCGTAGTTGTCGAGTAACGACTTGTGGGTTACTGAGTAAACCGCCATGGCGGTAGCCCGCCTTTCGGGTTAAGCCTGAGTAATTTTCTGAATCATGTTGGCGTTAGCAGCGAACGTTGCTGCATAACCAAATACGCTCATTTGGCGACCCAATGTGTTTGGAACTTCAACGGTGAGCATGCCGCGGTCTTGGCGGTAAATCTCAAATGCGTTCTGGTTCATAATTACCATTGTCTTAGCAGCAAACTTGTTGTCTACGACAATTTGCAAACCAAGTGGGTTCATACCCGACCATGAAGTGGCCTGACCAGCGCCAAGGCTGTTCTGACCGTTCAAGCCTGGTGCGCCGATGCTTGGGAAAATTGGGCGGTTAGTGGTGTCTACGAGCTGGCCCATGAGTGCCCATGTTGCAGGGTCCACGAAAATGTGGGTTGGCAAGTAGTTAGTTGCTGCACTAGTAACCACTGCTGCATCGTAAATTGACTTCATAAGGTCAGTCACTGAGAGGTCCCAGACGCCGGCTGAAGTTGCAGCTGCGAGCAAGTTGTCGGCGGCGAAATTATCCACGGCAGTGAGATATTGTCCGGCGAGATCTTGCACGATAATTTGCATTGCTGCAGGGTCTGTGAAGTCCAATACCTGGTAGCTCAACTGGGCACTACCAGCAAAAGTTTTCTTTGTAACCGTATTTGCCGCAATGACGGCGGTGGTTGCTGATACTGCGGTGAGTTCAGTTGTTTGTTCTGCCACGGTTGGGTGAGTCGTCCATGTTGGGCGAATGAATGTTGCGCCAGCGCCGCTATTGGGCATTGCGCGAGTGCCGAGTGCTGACAACACTGGAGCGATGTAGTTAATATCCGCGAACACAGGACCCAAAATTGGAACCGGTACCAAACCTGCGTCATTGCTCAGTACGTTGTCGCCAGCAGCGGCCTCGATAGGCGACTTGTGGTATGCGCGGTACTCAGAGAAAATGCGTTGTGCAGCTGCGGCTACTTCGCCGCCTTTGTGCATTGCTGCGACAAACTCGCCGGCGCTTGGCAAACGTGGTTCGCGCTTAGCGGTAGCAAAAACTGGTGCTGATGCTTCGATAACTTCTGGTGCTACTTGTTCTGACATTTCGGTTACTTCCTCTGGTAAAGGTTCGTCTGTGGATAAGTCTATATCGGTTGTTTCGGGTTCTTGGTGGATACTTGCTGCCACATCGGTGATGGTGGCACCGGCAAATGCGGGCTGGGGAACTAATGACAACTCTAGCCAATCGGCGGCGGCAATAATCATTACGCCGTCCTCGTCAAACTTGAAGTCTGTCGGGTTTACACCGACTGAGACTGAATCGAGCACACCGTCGCCGGCTAAAATTAAAGCCTCATCGCCGAGGGCTGTGGTAGATACTTTGGCGGTGAAGTACATTGCGGTGTCGTCTGCGGTGCGCTCAGTCACTAAACCAATGGCTTGGGTTGAGTCGTGGCTCATGTAGAGCTTGGGGGCTTTGCCCTCGACTGGCAACGAGCCTGGCAAAAATGAGACCTCTTGGCCGCCAGAAACTACGGCCGTAGTGTTGTATGGCAGGGCAATGCCGGTAATAGTGCGTTTTGGTGTGCCGTCTGCGGCGGCTGCGTCAACACTAAAAGTGCTGGTAGTTAATCTAATCATGATGCCATTTCCTCTTGTGTGTTTTCTTGTGGCTGGTTATCGGGCATTGCGTCGGCTACGTAGTTTTCTCCCAAGTACGACTCGGCGTCAAACTTTACGAACGTCCCTCTTGGCAGAACGTTGTTCATACTCAATGTGCTGGCGATGCAATCCGCATAAGGTTTCACGCCAAAAATGTACAAATCGGCGCGCGACTGCTCAGAGCTTGTGTATGCGTAAGCGCCGGTAGAAACGCCTACAAGATATGGCGGTACGCCACACAGGCGCGCCAAGTCGAGTGCGCTGTATTGTGCGCTTTCAATCATCAGCATTTTGTCTGGGGTCGCTGTAGAGGCTTCATACGTTAGGTACTCATTAAGCGCGGCGGTTTGATTAGTTAAGCGGGCTTGGTTAAAAGCAGCTGCAAGGTCTGACAACTCTTGAGCGCTCAAAGGCTCGCCACCGGTCTGCCGCAAAACGCCAGACGGTAAGGAACTGCGGGCATAGGTATAACGTGAGTCCTCTATTTTAAGCGCGGTCGCAATGGTCTGCTGGCTCGAATAAACGATGCCTTGAATTGGTGAAAGAAATTGCACTATGTCGTTAGCGTTCATCGGGTTGCCGGCAAAATAGATATCTGCCGATGGTCCAAACGGCACGGTGCTTACTGTGTCGCCAAGGGTAATGCTGCCAACTGGTAGGCGCTTGAACTTACTTGGAAAGCCATCAGCCGAGCGCTCAGAAATGTACCAGTAGGCGCGACCGTAAAACAGGAGGTCGTCGAGCGTCCAAGCCATGAGGAAGTTATAGGTAACGCTCGGGTCGGGCTGGCGCAACCATGACCGCGGCGCTAATGGAATCTCCTCCATCTCGCCCTCGGTTTCGTCCCACATTTCGCCGTACATTTTTAACGGCATGCAGCTGATAACTGAGGCCAGCAAATCTCGAGCACGGGAAACGGTAGCCAACTGCATGGCCGCGCCGCGGCGTTCGCCCTCAACATAGTTAAAGAAGTTGTTTACAGGGTTGTTAGAAATGCCTGGCGTATTAGCAAAACCGACGGCTGCTTTAATCTCTGGGTCAACACTTGCCCCCATAGCAGCACTTTTGTTTTTGCCAAATATAGCCATGTGGATATTGTGCCATTTCTTGTGAGCCGAATTGTGGATAACCTCGCAAATCCCGACGAAATGCGAGGCCGTCCGATTAACAGTGTACTACCTAGAGATAACTAGTAAAGGCTTGCCGGCAGAACTTGGTCGGGACTCTAGAGCGGCGGCCCAAACCATGCAGCGCGCTAACTCAATGGGACCAGGCGAACGGGTAGAGCTGAGAGCCACACTGCCTTGGTGTTTAATCATGACGGCGCGCTCGACATGTTCAGCAAGTAGTTTCTCGCCAGTTTGTCCGATGCGGTTCTCTACAATGAGCGACCGGACGGCCAGAGTCCATTTCAGCAGCTCACGGTAGCCAACGATGGTGCGGCGGCGTTCATGTTTTGGCGGGCAGTGGGTTTCCAAGACTGGGGTTATGGCAATGCGCAGCTGCGGGTTGCGTTCTACTTCGCGCTCGACACATGCCCACATTTCGGCCATGTTGTCAACGTCAAAAGCGGTAGTTATTACTGTTTTGTTTTCTACGCGCACGGCGCGCACACCCACATAACGTGCCTCGTCTATTGACTGCTCGATAGCGAGCACGCCGCCGGCTGGGACTTCGCCGGTGTAG